GAGTGTCTTCGTAAATCTCCATAACGCTTTTTAAAAGTTTTTTCTTCAGCGTTCTTCGGTTCTTCCTCATCTTCTGCTTTCTCTTCTGTAACAGTTTCTTCAGTTTCACCTGTAACTTGTTTCTTTAGTTCTTCAAGCTCTTGCTCATCTTTTTTAATTCTGTCTTCATGAGTAGAACGCTTGTTCATAAATGCTGTCTTTTTAGGTGTAGCATCAACCACCATTTCTTGTGCTTCTTCAGCCATTTATTTTCTCCTTGGGGTTATCGTAGCCATTACATTGGGGGATAAGTAGCCATTATACCATGACTTATATGCTAAGTCAATGTTTTATCGTGGATTATTAACGTGAAGCTAATCCACCTTGCTTCATCTTTTTAGGTTTAATTTTTTTCTTTGCAAGTCCACCTTTACTAAAATCTCCAATACCACCAAAAGAACCTGCACCTTGTCCAAAACCACTTTCTCCAAAACCCGAATCAAAACCTGAATCACCTGCTTCATCTTGTTGTTCTTGAGATGCATACGTGCTCTCTCTTCCTGCTTGTGTTGTAAAGTCAGGTTGCTCAGATGTTGCTGTTCCCGAAGGTGCACTATCTTTAAAAGCCTTTTCCGTTATGCCTTTTGGAACACCTGATATCTTTTCCATAAAGTCTTTGTCTTTAGTTAACCTGTCATCTATTCTTCTATCTTTAGATATAGACTTTACATCATCTTCGATTGATTTAGATTTAATCATATTATTTAAAAATTTATCCCCTTCTTCAGGATTATTTATTAATGTTTTATATCTTTCTGCTGAAACATATCTAATTGTCTGAGGGTCTCCTTTTAAACTTATTCCAAACTTTGTACCTTCAGGATAATTCCCTGTTATACCTGCTATAAGACCACCTAGTGTTCCACCTAAACCAAATAATCCTCCCGGAACATCTGCTATAACTCCAATGTCTCTAGAACCAACTCTTTTACCATTAACATTTTTACCACCCATAAAAGTAACAGTAGCACCTTTCCTATATCCCTGTTCTTCTAAACTAGGTTCATCATCACCATCTCCCGTTTCTATAACTCGTGTACTTTTAACTTTAGGTGCTGTTGCTGTTTTAGAGTCGGGTTTTATTATATCTGTATCTACCTTTTTATATCCTTTTGGAATTGGATAAATAGGTTTTCCATTTACAAATGGTATACTAAGTTTTGAACCTTCTTCATTCTCGTACTCTATTATTTCATCATACTTACCCTCAGGTGCAGGTATAACATCTTCAAATTTAGGAAGTGTTTGTTGTGATGCTAGTGGTGTTGCCTGTTGTTGTGGCATTATGTAACTAGTTGTGGGTAGCTGTGTTGGCATATAAGGAGTAAATTGTGGATTATAATTAGCAAACTGTGATTGTTGAAATCCACCGATGCCTGTATTTGGACTCATAAAAGTCCCATTAGCAGCTTGTACTACACCACCCTCTGCCATTTCTTTTGGTTCATCATCCATGTCAAGGTCATCCATACCAAACGGAACATCATCAGGTAAAGTTGCTTCATCAGCATTACCCATTTGACCCATAGCTTCCATTTTTCTTAGACCTGCTTTAGCTTCATCACGTAGTTCCATCATCTTATCTAAACCATGAAAACGAACAACATCAGCAGGCATAACAAACTCACCCTCACTTAACTGTGCAGGTATATCATCACGAACTTCTTTCTTTGTAGAACCTACAGGCACATCGTTTCCTGATACAGGGTCAACCGAACCACCTTCTTGTTTTAATCCACCCTCTGAAAATAATTCCATTTGTTTAGGTAGAGAACCACCCTTACTAAATCCATGTATAGCCGCTGCTTCAAGTTCAGAACCTTTTTTTAGTTGTTTATTCATTATATTTTCAGGACTGTAACCTCTACGATATAATTCATTTACAAACTCTTTTTTGGTTACGTTAGCTAACTGCGTATCAGGAACTCCAACATCACTCTCTTCTTTAGCTTCCACTGCTTCTTTGATGTCTTCGTCTTTAATTTTTTTCTTCTCTGCCATTTACTTCATCCCTTAGTAATTTAAGTTTACGTAAAATCGCCACAGCACCTTGCGACCTTTGAACAGTTAAAGTATTATCTGACTGTTCTAATATTCTATGTTGTTCTTGTATCACAGCATCAAGATAACTATTGAAGCTGTTCAGTATTTTGGGGTTGTTGACTAACAGTTTCAGTTGGCTGAGTATTTGCTTGTCCACCATTACCACTAAATCCTCTCTCTCCCGGAACAGGTGCTTGTCCTGTGCCTATGTTACCCCCACCTGCTCCTGTAGGGTCTAATGGGTTAGCTCCTGTTGCAGGTGGTGCTTGTTCTCCACCTTGCATAGATTGTTGTTGTCCTTGTGCAGGACCTTGAAATTGTTTCATAATCTCTGCTTGTAAAGCTGCTTCACTCATATTATTAGTAACTTTTTCAGGGTCTAAATCCATAGACTTAGCAATCTCTCTAATAACATATTGAAACTTAGCAAAAGGTGCTAGTGCAGGATTAGATGCAACCTGTAAGAAAGATAATAGTCTCTGACTTCTTACTTCATTAGCCATTAGACTTTCTGTTCCTCTAGCTTTAACTTCTAAGTCACCTTTTATCTCACTGTCATAATCAAACTGCATGTTAAAACGAAAGAAACCTTCTCCTAAAGGTCTTAATAAATAATCATCTACATTTTTAATTACAGTTTTTATACTACCACTAGCTGCGTTCATCAGCATAGATATACCTGAAGCAGTTCTACCTACACCCGATACCCCCGTTTGACCATGAGCAAACGATGGCATACCTGTGCTTTCGTCTGCTAACTGTCTTGCTTTATCAAACAGTTGCAAGTTTTCATTAGATACATTAGGAAACTTTGTGCCAAATATAGCTTGACCCGGTGCTCCACCTTGTCTTCTAAACACTTTACCCGGATACACAGATAAATCTTGTCCCGGAACTAGGTTAGTTTCGTCTACCTCTATCAATAAGTTACCTGATAATACAGCATTATCCACTGCCATTCTCATAAAACCATTCATTAAGGTTTGTGTATCATCCATGTTTTCTGCAATACCAACACCAAAGAATGAATATGGATTAAGTTCATATGGTGCTGCTACATATGGAATAGTTGCAGGCTTAAATGGATTTAATACCATTCTTAATAGTTTACCATTACATATCCATACGTTAGCTTGTAATTCATCGAAAGTTTGTAACTCTTTAGGTATCTCAACACCCTGCTCTTCAAGCATATCTGTGTCTATCATACCCCAATATTCAAGAACTTCAAATCTGTATATCCCGTGGTCAGGTGAATAGTCAGATAAATCATCTTCCCAATATTTCTTGTAGTAGTTTTCACCTTCATTTATAACTTCATCAATAACTGAAGACCTGAAGTATGGTCTCTTTTTCAAAGCTCTAAGCTGTGACCTAGACATTTTGTGTCTCTCAATCACATATTGAGCTTCTTCCATGTTATTTGCATCAGGGTCAGGATAAAAGTTCCATACTGAAACATGTGAAACTTGTGGAACTGTTTTAAACAACGGGTCATATACACCCTCGTCATTCCAATTAGGATATTCTTTGTCTAATGCAAAAGGTCCTTTCATAATACCTGTTCCAAACAAAGCCATTTCAAAAGCTGAACTTCTTAATTGTTTATTAGCTCCTGACTCTTGTAGTTGGTCATGTATTTTCTTTTCCATTTTTTTAGCTGCAATCATAGCAGGACTAAATTCAATAGCTGTAGGAGTTTGAGCAGGTCCTTCTTTTAGTTTATCTTGTACAGGTTCTAGTTTATTTTCTAGACTACCCAATTTATCTTGTAGTGTTTTTAGTGTATCACCCGGCTTTAAGTCTCTGCCATCTCCATTAAAACCATATGGACTAGATAAAGATGTTTCACCTCTCATCTGTTCAGGTTCTTTTGGGTCAAAGTGAACATCAGCTACTACACCTTCAGGTAGCTCTGTAGGTTCTATACTTAATGGAAATTTATTACCTGCAAATAAAACATCAGCTATTTGTCCGTAAGCGGCTAATGTTTTTGTTTTAGTTATTTTAATAAATACTCTTGACTTTTCTGCTTCTGTAAATTGAACATCAGAACCATATAGTCCTCTGTAGTTTCTGTAAGCTCGTAACCATCTTTGCTCATCATTCTCACGATAGTCTTCTGCTCGACTAAATCGTTCTTGTATGAAAGGGATTATACTACTTACTCCTGCATCTTTAGTTACAGTATCTTCTGTATCCTCTAATGCTATAGCATCATCTTCAATCATTATATCATTTTCTTCTGCCATATTAATATCCAAAGGTTGAATCTGCTACAGGCATACCCATGCTTGGTCTACCTATAGGGTCATAGTCAAATATACTAAATCTTGGTCTTGACATTATACCATATCTTAAAGCATCATACAAGTGGTCTTCTGCTTTTGTGTCTACATCTTCAGGATTTTTTTTATCCAAAGGCAATGCAGGTAGTTGTGATATCATATTTGTACATGTATTAAAAAATACTAATCTAGGTTGTTCTGTAAAGTCGTCTACTTGTAAACGTCTATGTATTTCATTTTTACCGGATACTCTACTGCCTCTACTTCTGTCGGATGGTCTAAAGCGACATCCTCTCATAATCATCTGTTCAGCAAGAGAAGGACCAGTATCACCACGTTTGTGCCAAAGAGAGCTATCCAAAACACCATACTTAATATTTCCATCATCAGCTTCTAGCTCTAATATCATATCTGCCAAATCTGTGGCAAGGACTTTACTAACGTACAACTCTCTATATATAATAATCTGTTCATCTGGAGAAACAGCAAACCACAACACACCACTATAAGACCCATAACCATAGTCACAAGCACGAAATTTAACCCAATTTCTTGGAATGTCAAAAGGTTCAATAACGTGAATATTCCTATCAAACTCAGTAAAAGCAGCACCTTCTTTAATATCCCAATCGCCCTCAAGCAACTGCTTTCGTTGGTGTTCAGGTAAGGAAAGAAGCATTGCTTCATAGTCACCTTGCTCTGCGAGATATGGGTTATCTGATAATCTTGCAGGTATAAATCTTCTTTTAAATAACGCTTGTCCTTCTTTATTGTGTCCTTTTGGATAGGTAAGAACTCGACCTGACTCAATATCTGTGGCATTAAATTGTTTTCCGTATGGTGCAGGGTCAATGAACATTTTCTTGACCCACTGATGACCCGGACCTCCCGGGTTGGTAGTTGCTCTCATATACACAGGTAAATCATGTGCAGTAGAACGCAAACGTGAACGCATATAGTTCCAAGCATACGGAGTAGACCATTGAGTTAATTCATCAAACCCTATCCAACTAAATGCCAAACCTTGATAACGAAGTACATCATCATCTCGGTCTAGGTAAGACATCCATAACCTAGCACCTGACGGTGCTTCCCATTGCATCTTTCTTTCTGACCATTTTATACCCTTCCATATTTGAGGATACATTTCCTTAGATTTAAATATAAGTTCTCTAAGTTCTTCTGTTGTGTGTCGTAATAGTAGACCACTAAACGATGGATGACCCATGTATCGTAAAGGGTCGGCAAGCATAGCATAAGACTTACCACCACCTGCACTTCCACCATATAACACTTCTCTTTCCCCTGCAGCAAGAAACTCTGTTTGAGGTCCTACGTTAGGTTTAAATACTATGTTCTGCTCTTCTACAGGAACTGCTTCTACTTCAGCAACTTCTTGTATTTTAGGCTCTTGCACCTGTTGTTTTTTCTTCGATGGCTTTCGCCTTCTCGATTGCTTTCTGGGCGTAAGCTGCCCACTTTCTAAGAGTTCTAGCCTTGTCCTTACGTTGTCTTTCATGTATCAATCTTTTTCTTAATCCTACGTGAGAAATAACTCTATCTGTTTTTGTAGTCAACCAATTAGCTACTTCACGATATGAGTACTGCCTCACATATTTTCTTGCCATCTCTATGGCTTCTAGTTCAAAAGGTATTGGGTCAAGTAAGTCGGGGTCTTCTTCATTTATCTTATATCCAAAGGGTACAGTCCTAGCTATACGTGGTATCTGTATCCACTCTTTTTGTTCTTCATCTTTTAAATCTGTAGGTTGTGGTAACTTCCACTTTCCTAAACTTCTATCCATCATCTTTAGCAGGCAATAGCATAACACCACCTGTGCTTTCTACTTGCATCTTTTCAGTCTTAACTAATCCTGTCCTATCTAGTAATTCTTTAGCTGCCATCATTTTATCTTTGAGACCTAGCTCTGTAGGGTCATATAGTCCACCTACCATTGCCATTGCAGCTTTCGGTGCATTTCTGCTCATAAACAACTGCGTAGCTTCTAATATCTCATCCTTTAATGATTTGACAATATCTGTAGTGCTTGAGCTTGCTGAATATCCTGCGATTAATTTAGCTTGTGCTACATCACCATTTGCTTCATCAAATAAAACATCAAGAAACTTTTGTTGTCTCTCTGTTAGTTGTCTACTCATGTTGGTACATTCTCTCTGTAATATTGCCTGTCAACGATTGCTATTAAACGCTTGGCTCTATTTTTTGTTTGTCTGAACCAACGAGAGTCTTCCATCTCGACTGCCATTTTTTCCCAATCATTATTTTCCACAGCAGCAATCATGTTCTTAAAATTGGATAATCTTGGTCGACCAAGTTGAAAACACATGTTCGCTAATACGTGCTGTATATCTTGAGGCAAGTTATCAAATTGAGAGAACAGTAGTTTACAATCGTTTATAGTTGTTTCTATGTCTCTCTCAAACCATTCATTGACTTGTTCTTCAGGTACAGGATATCCTATAGGTTTACCATAGTAATCTGCATCCCATTCTGTAATAAGATGTCCTATACCCCCCGTCAAATGATTTTCTGTACAAAGGTACAATTCATATTTTATGCCCTCGTCTTTAGCTAATTCATCTTGTAGTCTTGCTAAATTCATATTCTTTTAAATCCTAAATCCATTTGTTGTTTGCGTATTTCTTTAACATGTTTGTGCCAAAAATAATTACCTATCTTGCAGATAGATGATGATAACTTTAAATATATTCTAGCTTTTAGTGTCATTGATAATATGGACTCACTGTAGAATTAGGGTCTTCTATACCTTCAACTGCTAAAACTTCAGGTATATAATGTTTTAACATATTTTCTATTCCCATTTTTAATGTTTGTGTTGACATGGCACATCCACTACAAGCACCACTTAAAAATATTGTAGCTACACCATCTTTAAATGATTGCAACTTAACGTGACCACCATGCATTTCAACACTTGGTAATATGTAGTCTTCTATTATTCTATTTATTGCAGACACTGTATCTTGCATTATTTTTTCTTTAACATCTTAGCTGCTTGTCCTACACCCTTAATTCCAAAAGATGCAGATATAGCTATGTACAATAGGTATTGATACCAATCAGGAAGTGTTGCTAGTATCTCAAAACCATCTTTTACATATTCTCTCATTCCGGGAATGAAAACTAGTATAGCAGGAGCTAGTAGCACAACTAACGCAAATTCGTCTTTCCAAGAATCCACTGTTGCATCTGCCATCTTGCCTTCCCACGCAACTTGACCTGTTGCAACCTTTTCAGCAACAGTAGCACGAGCTTTTGCCTCTGCAACTTTAGCTTGTCCATCTGCCTTTGTTTTTTCTATTTTGTTTTGAAACCACGTTCCTGCGAGATTTGCT